TACCTGATGCAATTGTTGGTATATCTCCTTGATGAATTGAATTTGAAATTTCAGCTATTTGTGATCCAAAGTCAATCAATAAACGAGTATTATATGTATTTGATTGATAGAATCCATTTAGTAATGATCCTGAAGCAATTTTAACAAGATCTAAAATCTCATCAATACCTGTATTCCTCTCTGGATATTTTTCATGTAATGTTGTATCTCGTTCTGTAAATATATGATAATGCATTTTAATTCCCTTATAATGTTACGACTCTACCTCTAATATCTTTGTTTGGATATTTTACTTCAAATATACTTGGATCTAATGACGGATAAATAACTCTATTTTTAGTTGCTTGATCAATGTCATATAAATTACCTGAATATCCGTCGTTAGTATTATATAAATTTGTAACATCAATATCAACTACTGATTGTACTCCTTCTATAGAATCCATTTTTGACATTAAATTAGTTATCATAATTGGTTCATTTATTTGTATCTTATCATTATCAAATCTATTTTTTAGATATTCAATACATCTTAATACTGTTTCATTTGCATTGTAATTAGGACGTACTACTAATTCAAATTCTATTCCAATATTGATAACAAATGCACTTTTTATATTTACAGCATCTGTTAACATTCTAAATTGTCCTATATATGTTTTTAGATTTTGTTGAATTGCTTCATTCAAAGGAACAAAATTCTTATTTACATCATATCCTAAACAATATAAATTTAATGCTAATGGATTTGGTATTCTAGTAGTTGGATCTGATGAATCAATCTGATTATCCTGAATGATATAAGCTTTTGATACACTTCCAAATTTAGATGGCATTGAATATGCTCTTACAATATAATCTTCTCTAGTAATAGCTCTATTTTGAGCTGCAAAGTTTGCCATTGCATCTTGTCTAATACTATCTAAATTATTTGCTGCTTTACCTCCTACTGCTGGATGTGGATTATTAAACTGTACTGATTCTTGTGCTTGTTCTAATAATGTCTCATCTAATGGTTCAATTGCTGGTTCAAATTCTACTAATTCTTTTTGTGTTATAGTATTAGCTGCTGAATTATCTTCAACTCCTCCACCTACAGTATATTTAATTGATAATGTTGTATTATTTGGTGCAACGCCATATGTACTAGTATATAAAAAGTTTGAAGGATCTAAACTTGTATCCACGTCTCGTTTTAAATAATCTAATCCCATTCCAATATTTTTTGGGTTTGGAATAATATCTTCATCTGCTTCTGAACTTATACCTGCCCCAAATTGTAATTCTGTACGATTGTCTTCTCGTAATCTAGTTACAAATCTACGAGGTGTTCTTTTTAATTTTAAAATATATGGGGCCGATCCTTCAAATACTGATAAGTCTGGATCATTATATGGAATATTTCTTATATCTTCCATTATAGTATCTTGTGCTAAATAATTTACTTCATTCCATAAATTATTATCATCATCTCTGCATTCAAGTATTTCAAGTACATTATTATCTTCTTCTGGTAGCACAATTTTATCATAAACTTTTGGATTTTCAAATTTAAATTTTAATTCTTTTACTTCTCCTGATACAGCTGGTACTTGTTTTTTTAATAAATAATATGTAACATTTCCTGTATCATCAAGTTCGTATACAGTAACGTCGGTTGTACTTATTGAACTTGTATATTTAAAATCTATAGCATCTAATGTTCTAAATTTTCTTCCGTTTGTATTTGCTATTTGTGCACCAGCTTTAATTGTAGTTGCATATTTCATATTTGGCTTTGCAGATGCACCAGTTCCAATTGCTGGTACTAATTGATATGCGTCAAGAGTTACTGTTGCTGGTGTAAATGTTTTTGGTTTAAATCCAAACATTGCAGCTAGGTTATATACATTATGTCGTTCTTCTGCATGCATTAATAATGACTCTCTTGCTTGAGTATCTGTATAAAATGATAATACATCTCCTACATATGCTGCCATTTCCATAAACATCATACCAGGTGATGACTCATTAAAGTCATTGTATGTATTTGGAAAATATGTTTTTGTAAAATTAATTAAATTAGATCTAAACTGCGAAAAATCTTTATTTAAATATTTTACATCTTTTTTTACTAAGTCTGCCATAATTTACCTTTCTTATAAAATTGGTTCATTTAATTCAACACCATTATCATTAACAAGAATTTTTATTACTTTGTTTGCTCCTTGTGCTGTTACTCTATATTCTAATGAAATAGTTATTGAATGAAGATCTATATTTCTATTTACAAATATATTATCTACTTCAATATATGGCAACCAGAATGCAATATCTTCATTTAATCCATTTTGAATTACATCTTCTAAATCATCTGTACTTTGTTCAAATAAGCTATCATAAACATCTGTTCCAAAATCTGGTTGCATAAATCTTTCACCTTTTCTTGTTAAGATTAAATTTTTTAAATTTGAAATAGCTTGATCTTCAGTACTATATGTTTGAGCAAATACAGATGCTCCATTATTAGAACCTGATGCATAGTGTTGTATATCACTCCTACCAGGCGCAGATCCATTAAATGGCAATGCCACCCCAACTGCTACATCTGGTTCAAAATCTAATGGATTATATCTATATTCTTGTTGTGCCATTATTTAAGTGGTCTCTTTTTATCCATTGCTTTCATCAAAGACGAATAATCTTTTGTTAGCGCCGATGTTACATGTTCTGGTATTGCATTTGGGTCTATAGCATTTCCGTTTACATCTGTTGTCGGTATAGTGTTTATTCTTGATGTTTGAGGTTCCATCATTGATGCAAAACTTGGTACATCATTTGATGTAAATGCTTTATTCTCCATATTTGGATATGATGGTGGCGCGCCATTAAATTCAGCTGGGTTATAATTCAATGATGTTTCATTCAAAATATCATTTAATACTGGGTCTTTTGAAAATTGTTTTTTTCGTTTGCCTTGAACCTCATATGGATTTTCTTGACGTTCTACCATTTTATGTAATGATAAGCCGTGGTCAATAACCTTATTAGATGATTTTTTTTGTTCACCTAATATTTCTTTTACCGCGCTACGAACTTCTTCGCGGATTACTTTACGTAATATTTTTACAAAACTTTTTGATTCCATAGTATACTCCTATCTATTCTTATTTTATATAAATATCCAGGTATACTAATTGTTGTAGGTTTTTTACGAGATTGCTCCAACTCCAGTACCTGCGCCGCCAGTTGTTCCAACTACAGTGTTAACAGTACCGGCTCTAATGTATTTATCAATTGCAATTGCTAGTCGTTTTGCAATAATATCTTCTGCAGCTTTTCCGTTTGATTTACTAGCAGCTTTAAATGCTCTTTTTATATCTCGTTCTAAATTTGGTATTATTAATGCCATTTTATTCTCCTATTGTTTTAATGCTGCCATTCTTCTAACTAATGCTGCTACTTGGCCTGCGGCTGGATTTGCTAATGTTGGTCCATTTCCTAATCCAGGAGTGGTCGGATAGGCTGATGACCCATTAGTAATTCTTTGCATTATTTTTAAAAATTCATCCATTATAGTTAATACTTCATTCATATCAGCTGCCCAATCAGGTGTTGCAACTGTTACTGATCTTTTTGCAGATAATACTATATGTTCTTTTTTTGCATTAAATACTAATCTATCTGAATTTATTATAACTTGATTAACATCTGCAATATTTGATTTTCGTACATCTGGTCCTAGATTTGGCTGAGCTGTTTGGAATGTAACTAATTTTTGTCCTGCTGTAAGACAAATTGTTGATGCATCATTTTCAAAACTTTCAGCTGTATATTGTGCCGATCCAGCAATTGGTTTTAGTCCATTGGTGATCCAAGTAATTGGAGCTCCTGAAGTATCTCCTTGCCAATCATCACATCCTCTAATTTCATAAACATTTTTTCCTTTTCTTGATAATGGATGCTTATTTTCTATAATTGTTGAACTCATTCGAATTGATTGGCCAAATCTACCTTCAAGTATTGTATCTCCTTCATATGGCTGTATTGGTTTTACTGTTGGAACTTCTTTAAATGTTTCTCCTATATGAACTTTTGATGCTAATTCACGAATAGGTACAAAACTATTTCTATATTGAGTTGCATCTTGTGCACTAGTATTTCTTAAGAAAGTTTTTGGTAATATTCCAATATTAATATTGTTATGTACATTAAATGGTGGATAATAATATCCAACATCTGTTAATGTCGATGTAGATGCGTTCCATGATGGTCCTTGTACAACCATTACTTGTTCACCAATTAAAGGTATTTGTTTTAATGGTCCAAATGGTCGGACATATGAATTATTTGAATTACCTTTACCACCCGCTGATGCATCCTTTACGCAAATTGTACTTAATGGAACTGGATTTCCTTTATCATCAACTGGTTTATTTTCATATGCAATATCAGTAATTATAACTTCTTTTACTTTAGCCATTTATTTAGTTCCCAATTCTATATTATCTTGTTGTTGATGTATTGCATCTAATTCTTCTTGTGCAGTTTCTAGTAATCTTCGTTTTTCTTCATCAGTCATTCCATATTCGCTATCATCAGATCCTTTTCCTGATGCTGATACTAGTCGCTGTACAACAGCTGCTAATTTAACTAAATGTTCATCATTTTTTACAGATACATCTAGATATTCTTTTATAAGTGGTACAATTACTGTAGCATCACCTATATTTTTTATAAGTGGTTGTAACTCGTGAATTAATGTATTGATTTGTCTATCTTTCTTTTTAGAATTATGATAGATATCTTTCATTAAATCAGAAAATGAGGTTCCTTTAAATAGTTCAAATTCATCATGCATAGTAAATCCCTTTATTATAAATATAAGAACTTATTTTTTTATTGGAATGAGTCGGCCTTTTGTTTGGTAATCTTTAAACATTACCATATAATCTTTTCTCATTCTATTTACTACTTTAGTAATATTTTGAGTCTTAAGACCGGTACGCTCTCTTACTAATATATACAATGCCTTTTTATTGAAATTTTCAATATTTTCTCTAATACGAAATAATTCTAATAATGAATCTGCGACAATAATATCTCGTTTATTTGAAAATAATTTATTTAGATTTGTATCATAATAATTTACAAATTGATTAGTAAAATCTCTCAATGATTCCTGATAATCAGAATATACTAACTCTCCTTCTAAATCTCTATTATCATCTATTGCGCCTATATCTGCTTTTTGTTTCATTTTAGCATAGTTTGCATTATTTTGAATTATCAAATAATTCTTTGCAATAATACTAAAGTATGAAAAGGCCTTACCTTTACCTTCTGTAAATTTATGTATTTTTTCGTTTAAGAATGCTACTACTTCGGCTTTGACGTCTGCATATGGTACATCAAAATAATAAAACTTGAATGTATGAATAATATTTTCTACTAATTTATTAAAAGGATAATTTATATATTCTCGATAAATTTTATCACGCTTATATTGATTTGTTTCTAAATTATAAAAAACAATAGCCTTTTCGTTTATATATGAAAAATAAAGTTTTTTAGTAGGTTTACGCCCACGCTTTTTCTTTTTAGGTAATAACGCCTCTGCTTCAAGTCGTTCTTGATCTTTTTCTAACCAAACATAAAATTCATCTACTGGTGTCAGTTTTGTTTCTGGCATTACATTCCTCTATTTAGGTCATCCATGACTTCTTTAATAAGTCTAAAGGATGTGCCTACTTCGTCTGAGGATTCAAATGCTCCTAGTCTATCTGCGTTTCTTATTTCAGAGTTGGCTTGATTAATTTTTGTTTTAAGTCCATCAAAAAAATTATAATAATCTGTATTTGATTTTTCTAAATCTTCTATATAATCTGTTTGTTGTTCTTGTTTTCGTAATTGATTTATATTAACAAATAACGAAACTGCTAATGTTACTGATAATATTATTATTGCTGTCATCATTTTTTATCTCCAAATAAATCGTCAAACATTTTTAATGTTGCAGTTGCTTGACTATTTGCTGCAATTGCTCCTAACTTTTTTGCTCTAGCTTTTTTACCATATGATTGATTAACAGTTGTTGACGGAGTTGTATTTGGTTTTG